CCCTTTGCCACCAGTAAACACTGGCGCAAATATGTTACAGAGAAATGGACAGACAATATTGTCACTCCACACTACCGTGATTTATTCGCAGAAGCACACAAGACTTCACTCGAACCTAAAATGATAGATTCAAGAATGAGTAAACGCAATCTCTACAACGAAATGTTCTACATCAACCGCAAGCACATTCATCTTATTAAAGATGGAATGACTCACAACTCAGCAGGACACGACCTGCGCTACTGGCACACAGCCTTTGCGCGTCAATACCTCGTCAAAACCGACGAAGATGACAAAGTCCGCTTAGTTTTCGGTGCACCGTCAACCCTTCTTATGGCTGAACTTATGTTCATCTGGCCAATTCAAGCTTCCCTACTCTCACGAGGTAGCGATTCTCCCATGTTATGGGGATTCGAAACTCTCCAAGGTGGCTGGGCCCGACTCCATAGTTGGTTTCTCCACGTATGCCCAAAGCTGCAATCTATTGTTACCCTTGACTGGAAACGATTTGATCGCGACGCTCGGCACACTATTATCAAAGATATTCAGACGCATATTATGCGCCCGATGTTCACCTTTGACCAAGGATATCATCCTACCCAGGATTATCCCGACGCATCAACCGACCCCCAACGCCTCGAAAACCTCTGGAACTGGATGTGTGATGCAATCATCACCACTCCGCTCATGTTACCCGATGGCACCTTGCTTCGGTTCAACCATTCCGGCATATACTCTGGCTATTTCCAGACCCAACTCATGGATTCCATGTATAATTCCGTAATGATCTTCACCATACTCTCACGACTTGGTTTTAACCTGGACAAAGTCCACGTAAAACTACAAGGCGACGATTCGATTATCGCCCTGCTTATATCCTATGTGATTGTATGCGCCTCCCTTCTCTCCATGATCGCACACTATGCTCTCATATACTTTGGTTCAATCCTCAGTGTTGATAAAAGCGAAGTGTTACCGTCACTGCAAAATGCAGAAGTTCTCAAGTACCGCAACAACGGCACCTATCCATACAGAGACGAGCTACAGCTCTTAGCTATGCTCCGTCATCCGGAAAGGACCGTCACTTGGGAATCCCTGATGGCCCGCTCGATCGGCATTGCTTATGCTGACTGCGGCGTTCACCCCCGTGTATACCAAATCTGCGAGAATATCTATGATTTTCTCAAGGCTAATGGTGTCTCCCCGGACCCGCACGGACTTCCCGAAGGTATTCGATACCGACAGGACTTCATACCTGGACACGAACAGATCTCTTTAGATCGGTTCCCCACCTGGTTTGATACTGTCCGACGGCTCCAAGACCCTCCCACGCCTCTCTTGACTGAGAAGCACTGGCCTTTGAAACACTTCATCGGTACTCCCGGAGAGTCCTGACAGGACGTTTAATTTCGCGTCTTCTCTTTATGATTCTAGTAATATAATTAAAAAAAAAAAAAAAAAAAAAAC